TCTTCCCGCGCCACCACCACCGCCTGCCGCACCGGCCTCAGCCATCCTAAGTATTCTCATCCTCGATCACTTTCTCAATTTCCGCTAATAGTTCTTCGTGGTCCTTCTTGACTAAGCGGAGTATCGACAAGGCCAAATTCCTCCTGCCCTCATTGTGCGCGGTCGTCGTGGGGTCCCCCGACACGAGGGTCGAGGACGTGACGTGCCCAATCTTCATGATGTGTCGCAGGACGCGCATCCCCTGTGGGGACTCAAAGGTCTGCACGTAGGCCTCGTGCAGGCTCACCCTATTCGCCAAGTGCGCGCGGACCTGGTCGTATGTTCCCTTGAGGCTCATTGTCCCTGGAGGGCGCTGAGGTCAATCCCCCCGCCCTTGTCCTTCGCGTCCGCGAGATTCTTGATCGCCTTCGTGGCGGGCTCGGCCATCTGCATGAGACCCTGGGTCTGCTGGGCCTGCTGCTTCTGGGCCCTGATGTCCGCGACCTGCTGCTTGCTCCGGATGATCAGGCGCGTGGTTCCCATCAATAGGGCGCGCTCTCTCGCGTACGCGTCAAGGTCCACGATGTCCATGATGTCAGGGCTCAGCTGGGCCATCGGGATCATCCCCTGGATGTACCGGTCCATGTCCATCGCCTTGACCATCTTCTGGGCCTTCGCCGCGGGGGACGTGTACTCGACCTTGAGCCTCTTCCCCTGCAGGGAGGGGGGCGCCTGGGGGAGCCTCCCGTGCTCATTGAGCAGGTTGTACGACCGCGCGATCATCGGCCCGAGGAGTTCCGTCATGAGGCGCCCGAACATCGGGGAGAGGAGCCTGAGCTTCTCATCCCTCCGGTCGCTCACCTCGTACGCGGTCATCTCCTTATTCTCCTTCTCCATCCGGATCCAGTCGATATAGAAGCACGTCTTAATGAAGTCGCGCTTCTGGTTCGCCTGCTCCAGCCCGAATGGGAGGTTCGCCTTGGTGATGAGTGGCTCAATGTTCGGCGCTGAGGGGTCCTTGAAGATCAGCGCGCCTGGGAACGTCTTGATCGGGAGGAGGAACCCATCATCAGGGACCTGCAGTGGGGGGTCGACCACCTTCTGGCCTGACTTCAGCAGGGTCTTCTCCATCTGGTTGAGCATCCTGATATCCGGGAGGCAGTCGATCGCGGGCCCTCGCCCATAGATCTCCTCCGCGAGCTTGACCCACCTGGCCGGGTGGTACGGGAGGGCGTCATATCCCGACTCCCTCATGGACTCCTTGCAGTCCACGCTGATCCATAATGAAGCAAATTTCTTATTTGTCACGTTCCTCTTGAAGAAGTTCCTGTCCGATCGCGGGAAGACCGAGTGGAGGATCTTCCAGGGCTTGTCCATCTGCCTCTCCTCCATGATCTTCTTGGGGATCACGTCCCCGGAAAACTCCTGGAGGACCTGCCTGGTCGTGTACTTGAGCTCCCGCATAACCGTGTCGATCATCCCGTCACTGTCCTCCTGGAGGTAGCACGACGCGAGCGCGTGGGACTTGAAGCAGAGGCCGTCCTCGGACCACTCCTGGCTCGGCACGCACGTCCCGAATGCCCCGATGTCCAGCATGCACTCACGCATCGTGTTGTTGAAGTTCGTGCTGTCGGACTTGTACTGGTCATAGATCGCGTCCGCGACCTGCTCGAGCCACAGGAGGGCGGCGTCGTCGAGCTGCTCCGACATCTCATCCTGGGTCATCCCGCGGACCTCAACGTCGAACCAGCGCATCACGGGCGACAGGAGGTACCCGATCAGCGCGGAGGCGAGCTCCCCATTCGCCTTGGGGGCGGTCCCGTCAAAGATGTCGAGGGTCCTGAGCTGCCCAGGGGTGACCTGCCTGTTAAAGTCGGTCGTCCCTGGGCGGACCAGGTCCCGGATGGACTGCCAGTTCTGCTCATAGGCCCTCCGGTCGGTCTGGAGCTGCTGGAATCGGTCCAGCACCTTCGTCGTTATTGAGTCCTCAGGCATAGATCTTCCTCCTGTCGTTCCACTGCTCGACTATCCCCCCAATATCGATTTCCCCCCTGATCCGGGATCCCCCAGGCCTGACGTGAGGATCGTCGACTGGTACCCCTTCGCGTAGGCCCGGCGGCTGTTCAGCCGGTTCTTCGCGACGTTGTCCGCCGCCTGTGTCGGGACTGGCGGCGCCGGTGGTGGCGGTGGGGACGCGCCCCCGCCCTTGAAGAAGTAGATGGCCTGCTCTATCATTGAATTTCCTCCGAATGCGATCCAGTGGGCGGAACCGCGGCTTGTTGTCGATCTCCCACCCCACGTAAGGGAGCTGAAATGGAATGTGCCGAATGACCTCCCTGATGTCCCCCGCAAGGAGGTAGATCCACCAGGCATTCACCTCTGAAAACTTACTGAAAATTGGATTCGTGATGATGTCATACTCCATGTACATGTTCACCGGTCGCGCCATCACGAAGGCGGTGGGGACGGACAGGACGTATCCATACTTTAGGTGTAGCATCAGGTCCTCCTCGAAGGTCCTCGCACATCTCTCTCTCTGATACACCGCCATGGCCCGCTCGAGGCACGTCATAGCGACGCCCTCCACTGGGCGCGGGAGCGCTCCAGCTCCTTCGCGCAGTGCTCACAGGGGAGCTCATAGATGATTAGCCCGCAATCACGACAGTAGAGTTTGTTCTTCCCCTGCTCTACTTTGGGTGGAGAGACGGGCGTCTCTCCAGGCATGGTGACCAGGCCCCGCGCAACCGCCCTGGCGACGATGGCCTTTACCTTCTCTGGGTCCAGCCTCCCGGCCGTGTAGAAGTCCTGGTCCGCCTTGGTGAGTAGCCTCATAGCGTCAATATCCTTCCCCGACGTGGACCGTCCTCAGGGACCTCCACGCCAGCTAAGTAGTCATAGTCGTCCTTGGCCCTGCCCTGGGGGGACTCCCGCCGATCACGATTCCGGTCCTTGATCCCCATCGCGAGGATCCTGAAGGCGTCAGACCCATGGGAGGACCAGTCGTGACAGGGGTGTCCCGCGAAGATCTTCCTCGTCTCGTCCCACTCCTTACGATACGCGCGCAGGGCGTCCACGCCCCTCTGGGCGTGCCCGACATCAAAGATGCACCTGGGGATCAGGAACCGGACGACCTCGACGCCGTCCTCGACCTCGTGCTGCTTCACGACCCGGAACTTGATCCCCAATTCCCGGGCTAAATCAATCCGCGCCTTCCCTGAGGAGAACTCCCTCACCTGTATGTCGAATGGCGCGTAGTGGATCCCATAGGTGTACTCACACATGTGCTCCCGCCCCTCCACCCTGCCACGAAGGGCGTTCACGTAGTGCGCGAGGGACTCCCCAGACGCCTCGTAGTAGTCGATCACCCTGACCTCGTTCCCGATCTCCTGGAAGAACCAGATCGCCGTGGAGTCCCGGACGCCCAGGTCCCACGCGGTGTGGACGGGGATGCGTGGCTCGTACAGTCTCTGATCGACGATCCGACCGTCCCTCAATGCCCGCTCCATCTGTGTTCCGTAGTACGCCCCAACCATCGGGGCCTCAAAGCTGCAGTAGAACTCCTGCTGGATGAGCTCCTCAGGCATCCCCGCCTTGCGCTCATCATCGATGATCGCGTCACTTATGACCGGCGACCCATCCGGCCTGGTGGTAGCGCCCTCGCCGCTACCAGCGACCAGCTTCTCCGCAAACCACTTGGGGTTCTTCTTGGCCATCTCATACATGGAGTGGCCGTGATTCCTCCCCCGCGCGGTGTAGATGAACAGGGCCCAGCCGCCATTCTCGGCCAAGATCGGCCTGATGTAGTCCCACGCGGATGGGTCCTGGAGGCTGAACTCACTAAAAATACACCCCACCGGGTTCGTCCCCACGAGTGAGTCGATGTTGTCCGTCCCCACCACCTGGTACAGGGACTTGTTCTTGAACGTGAGTCGCATCTCCGTCGCGTTCTTCGCCGCCACGAGCTGGTCAGGGAAGTAGCTCAGGAACGACCTCCCCTCGCGATCGAACCCATTCCAGACGATATTCCTCCCCTGCTTATACGTCGGGAGGATGTGCCAGTACGTTCCCACCCTCTGGTGAAGCTTGACCCCACAGAGATTGATCCCGAGGAGATCCTTACCCGCCCGTCGGTGCCAGACGCACGCGCCCCTGAGCCCCTCCAACTCACGCTCAAAGTAACTCCACGCCTTGACCTGGTAATTCCTCGGGACATAGTTGTACGGGAGTTCGATCGTCATTCTTCCGCATCTTCTTCGTTGTCTCTCCCCGGACGGAGAGACACCTCCTTCACTTCAGACTCCACGACGATGGAAGGAGCTACAAGCCTTAAATCTGTGGCCTTGTCCTCACACACAACTCCCCGACCAGCGCCGGACCCCTCCCCTAATTCTCCAAACTTCTTCACCACGATCGTGAAGTTCATGTCGACCTGCCCATTCACCTCGACCGACTTTAGCTTCGGGTGCCTGTAGGCGGCGAGCTCCGTCCACACCTTGATCCTCTGGTCTGGTGAGAGCCCCTCCTGCGTGGCCATCCTGATGAGTTCCTCGACCGGCTCGACGCCATACTTCTTGAATATCGCGACCAGGTCCGCCACGAGGGTCGCCCGGGTGGGTCGCTCGTGCTCCAGGCGCCTCAGGCGGTCGACCTCTTCCTGGAGGTCCTTGACCCTGGACTGAAGGACGGCACCGGCGGACTTCGGGGGCACAGGGGACTTCCCGGCCGCCTTTCGCTCATTCATCTTGCGAATATCTTCCGCGGTATATACTGGCGAGTGTGGCCTGCCCATAAGCTCAACTCCCCATTAGTATCACCGTTTCCTCTGTT